TGGTCAATCCGGGCGCCAAGCTCAGCCTGCAGATGCACCACCACCGCGCCGAGCACTGGATCGTGGTGAAGGGTACGGCAGAGGTCACCAACGGCGAGCGCAGCTTCCTGCTCGCCGAGAACGAATCGACCTACATCCCGCTCGGCCACACCCACCGCCTGTCGAACCCGGGCAAGGTCCCGCTCGAGATCATCGAGGTGCAGTCGGGCAGCTACCTCGGCGAGGACGACATCGTCCGCTTCGAGGATACCTACGGCCGCAGCACGGCTTGAGCGTCGGACCAGCCACTGCCGCCCGGTACGCGAAGCGGCGCGTGTATAATGCGCGCCGCTTCACTTGTGCTGAAGTGTGCGGGGATGGCGGAATTGGTAGACGCACTGGATTTAGGTTCCAGCGCCGCAAGGCGTGAGAGTTCGAGTCTCTTTCCCCGCACCAAGATTTTCAATCTGGCATTGCACGCGCGTGCTGCAGCGTTCCCGCAAGCGCGCTCGCGGCCAGGAAGTCCCCCTGCAGTAGGTGCAACTAAAACAGCGAGAATATGTGTTACTGTAATCTCCGATTTGTAAGTATCTGACGCATAAGCTTTATTTTCACCGGTCGTCATAGTCAAAATGACGCAGGCAAGCGCAATGCATGCCGTCTTCAAACCCTGCCCGGCGCGGGGTTTTTTTGTGACTGTCGCGTTTAATATGTCACGTGGATGTATCCCTGTCAGGTCGAACAGTTCGATTGCTGCGCTCGCGGGTATTCGTCTACGGCCGTGCAAAATGTGAGATAGCGCAGTCCGATCCAGTCCGATTCTTGTCGCGATCTGGTCCTGCGTCATTCCGGTTTTTTCCTTCGCTTCGTCTATTACTTTCGTCAAATCCATGGCGTTCCTCTCCTGTGTTTTCACGGTAGACGGGACGTGACGCCTTGACAAGTGCGTGACATCCTGTCACGTTTCGGCACGTGACACCGTGTCACGTCCACGAGGAAGGCACCATGATCAAGATCGAAGTCAAGAGTACGGCGATTCAGCCGCGCACCATCACCGTCAAGTCTGGCGCTCGTGCGGGCCAACAAATGACGTTTCATGAACAGGACGCCTACGCGTTCACGACGGACGAGCAGGGCAGTCCGCGTCCTTATCCTCAGCGCATCACGCTGAATATCAACGTGCCCGAGGGCCAATCCCCGTATGCGCCGGGCTTCTACATGCTCGATCCGGCCTGCTTCTTCGTGGACCGGTTCAATTCGTTACAGATCGGCCGGCTTCGGCTCAAGCCTTTTGCCGCTCAAGCAACGGCCGCGCGTGCCGCGTGATGGTTCCCTCTCTGCACGAGATCTTGACTGCGTTGACGCTTGTCGGGGCGGTCTTCTTCTTGTTCGGATCCGTGTATCGGGTGCGGGCGTGGTGCTATGTCGGCTTCTATGCTGTTTGCGGCTCCATGCTCGCGCTGCTTCTTGGGGCGGTCTGGTGATGTACGGCCATTCGTCCCTGCTCGACCAGCACGCGGCGGCGTTGTCGCCTGCGTGCTTTGTCGTGTCGGTCACTGAAATGCAGCGTGTGGTGAGGGCGTGCCGGATCTTGGCCATGCTGCGCCGCCGTTCTGAATCGTCGCCGTGCTTGGTCAGTTGGGGCTTGTTCCAGCTTGCGGCGGGCGTGCGGTTTTCAAGTTGCATTGCTAGTACCACTGCAACTAATTCCCAGAAGTGGGACTAGCGGCATGGTTTCGGACTTCCTCGCTCCTGCTTGTGACTGGCTTACGCTGCGTCACGACTATCCGGTGGAGCGGCTTCCGGAGGCGCGCAACGGGGGCAAAGTCTTGAAGGTCTCGGCCGATGGCGAAATCGAGTGGGAGACCGCTTCGTGGGAGTCGATTCGGTGTCCGTCGTCCGATACCTCGATTCGCGTCAAATGCGACGGCAAGCACCTTTACGCCTCGGCCAACATCGGCCGCTTCCAGCGTCGGGACAACGTTCGAGGTTTGACCGTCCTTCAGGCCGTCGAGCGGTGGGCAGAGGTCTTGCACGATCTTGGCTTCGATCTTCACGGGTTTGGTTCCCGGTGGCGTGCTGGCACACCGGGTGAGTGGGGAACGCACCTCACGCGCATCGATCTCGCCGGTAATTTCTGGACTTCGAACTATGGCGCCTTGAGTCAGGGCGTCATGGTGCGCAGGATCGGGCAGAAGCTCCCCGCAGCTCGGCAAGTTCGGTCCGATGTGGGGTTACGACTCCAAGCGTTCGACTTGGATTCGGGCGAAGTTGTATGACAAGGATTCAGAACAGCAGGGCAAGCGGCGCAGCTCGGGCGGCGAAACGTTGGCGCGTTTTGAGGTGGAGCTGCACCGCGAATATCTCAAGCGAGAAGGTCTCGACACGGTAGCGGCATGGGCAGGAGGCGAGGACATGGGCAAGGTGATTTACGGGCGGTTCGCTGCCCAAGTTTTCCGCGAACAGGTAAGCGTGCAGCGCTGGCAGGACATGCCTATGAAGCTGCAGGCCGTCGCTACGTGCTGGCGCGAGGGGCGCGATATCCGCGCCGAAATGAGCCGGAGCGCCTATTACCGCGTCCGGGCTCAGCTTCTCGAGTACGGCATCGACATTGGTACGCCCTGCAACGTGTTGGCTCTGACTCGGCATGTCGAGGTTGTTCAGGTCGCGCCGCAGGTCAATTTGCTTGAGGTCGCCGCGTGATGCGCGGACCGGTCCGCTTGTCGCACCGGCCCGCTTCGTTAGCTTTCCTGCCTGTCATTGCTGGCCACGTGACAGGCGTTCAATCTGGCCAAGGAGATCCACAAATGAAACAGAAACTGCTCGCGCTTCGTGCGCTGTCCGACCGCAAGGTCGCCCAATCCGCCGCGGCGGTTGCCGCGTTCGTGGCGTCCGGTGGTGCGATGGCCGCCGTCCCGGAGGGTGTCACCACTGCGCTCGCCGGCGCTCTGACCGACGTTGGCGTGGTCGGCACCGCCGTCTTCCTGATCGTGGTCGCGATCGCGGTGTGGCGCTACCTCAAGCGCACGACCTAAGCGGGGTCCGGGGTGGCCTTCCAAGTGTCCGGGGTCTGCTACCCCGATTCCGCTTCCGCGCTCTCCGCGATGGCCTCTGCCGTTTCGGGGAGCGTTGTCGATGTCGGCGGCGTGCCGTATGCCGTCGATGTCACCGTGTCCGGGGCTTCTCTCGTGTATGCCGGTACTCGGTTGGATGCGGTTGGCTCTTTCGTGAAAACCGTGCCTGTCACGCTACAAGACTGTCAGCTTATCGACGTGACCGATGCGCTTGAAATGTCGTGGCTTGTCGCGCTCGTGTGGGCTGCTGCGTTTGCGTGGGTCGCGAGTCGTCGGGCGTTGTGATGACACCTGAAGCTATTTACGTTTCGTTGGCGTTGCTCGGCGCGCTGTGGATTCTGTTCTACAGGATGTGACCATGCGCCCGCTTATAGCCTTCTTCGTCTTTGGTCTCCTGGTCGGCGGGTCCGCCGGCACTGCGTTCGCGGCGCAGATACAGGGACCGGCCCGATATGGGTCCTCGGTCAACTTTAATTATCCCGATGGCTTGGAGGTGCGGCGTCGATCTGGCCCGATTTATGACTGGCCGGATGCGCCTAACGGTTGGGGAAACATGCGCGATGTCAATAAAATGTCGATTGGCGGGCGTGATGTGAATATTGATGGAATCCGCAAGTTTCAGCCTATCAATCTAGCCCGATCTGCCGTCACCCTCGCCAAGTTAGCGGGCCCGATTGGCATCGGGCTTACACTGCTGGATCTCGTTTGGGACGAGGTGATGAAGCAGTGGGTTAAACCGGGTCAGGTTGGCGATGAGGGGGCATTGATTCCGGGAAAATATTGGTATTCGGCGAGTGCGCCGGGATGCACGCAAGCGGCGGATCAATGTTCATGGCTTGAGGCCACCACCGCTTTTCGGAACAATTATGGTGGGTCGAATCCGGATATGGGCGATGCGCGATTTACTTCGCAGTGCACGCTCAATGGGACGGCCGCGCTATGTCCTTTCGAGTATTACTACGTGCCTTGGGAAAGCTGGTTTGGCGGCGGCTCGGCTACGTTCTATGCCGCGGGCGATGCACCGCCTTCCGAGAACGTGCCTGCGAGCGATCAAGATATTGAAGATTCGATCTATGCGGAGCTGGTCGCGCGCGGCATGGGCTCGGATCTCGCTCGCCGTCTGATTGAAGCGGGCTACACGCTCGCGCCGGATGGTCATGAAGCCGTAGGCCCGAGTTCCATTCCGGGCGATACCAGCACCGTTACGACTAGTGGGCCCGCGGGGACTACGACCACCACCACGAACACCACGACCAATTTGACGTACAACACCGATAATACTACGAACACTACGACGGTGACTGTCACGCAAACCACTAATACCACGACCACGTCACCGGACGGCACCACCACGACCAGTGTCGACACGAAATCGCCCGCACCGGGCGAAACTCCACCTGAGGAAGAGCCGAAAGCGTTTTGTGACTTGTTCCCGGATGCGTCGGCATGTCAGAAGCTCGACATTCCACAGGGTCAGACGGTCGAGCCGGAAGAAATCAATGTTACGTTTACGCCGTCAGGCGGTTTTGGTTCTGATGGTGGTACTTGTCCATCGCCGTATTATTTCATCGTGCAGGATAGGTCGTTCTCGGTTGATTATCAGCCGTTCTGTAATTTCTTCGTTTCTGTTCGTCCGGTCGTTATCGCTATGGCGTTCATTACTGCGATGTTGATTTCCTTGGGCGGCTATAAGAGGGATTAAGCATGGGATGGGGCTCGTGGTTGCTCGCGCTCGCCGGACCGATAGCATGGAAGATCCTCGCATCGCTCGGCGTCGCCGTTTTCGTGTATGTCGGCGTGGATGCCATGATTGATCAAATGATCGGGCATGCGCAATCCGCGTGGTCTGGTTTACCGGCGACGGTTGCGCAGTTCATGGCGCTTGGTGGATTGAATACGGCGTTGTCCGTGATCTGCGGCGGCATTTCCGCACGCGTGAGCATGATGTTGTTCAAGCGGTGGGGGATTAAATGATCACGCTGATTACGGCTACGCCTGGCGGCGGAAAGACCGCGTTCGTTGTTTCTGAGTTCATCTTGAAGGAGCAGCAAAAAGCCAAGCGTGAGGGTCGTGAGCCGCGTAAGGTCTATGTCTACAACATTCCGGATCTGAAGTTGGCGCATGAGCCGTTGCCGGCGCTGGAACAGTGGACCGAGACCACGACCAGCGAGCTTGATGCCTCGCTTACCAGCTCGCGTTTCGCGCTCGATCATGGCGCGCTGGTGGTGATTGACGAGGCGCAAGAAATCTACCGTGTGCGCGCGTCTGGGTCGAAGGTTCCGCCGTATGTTTCGGCATTCGAGCGTCATCGGCATCAAGGTCTGGATTTCGTGTTGATCACGCAGGAACCTGCGTTGATCGATTCGCACGTGCGTAAACTTGTCGGGCGTCATGTGCATATCCGGGCAACTGGTCTCGGCCGCAAGCAATACGAATGGCCTAACTGCGTCGAGTCCCCGGACGCGAAGTATAAAAGCGCGCCTGTGCAGGTGCGGTGGAAACTGCCGAAACATGTTTTCGGCCTCTACAAGTCCGCGACGATCCACGTCAAACCGGTCCGTAGGGTGCCGACGGCTGTCTATTGGCTCGCGTCGATTGCGGTTCTTTTTGGCGTGACCGTCACGTATATCTACAACATGCTTGCGGAGAAGACTTCGACAGCGGTTGCCGTTGTCGAATCGGCTGCTGCTACGGTGGGAGTCGTTCAGGACGTACCAGCTTCGCGAGCGGTGACTGTCACCGCGCCGGGCGCGACCGTGGCCGAGTTCACGCCTCGTCTCTCAGGGCGGCCCGAGTCCGCCCCGATCTACGATTCGATTCGCGTTGTGAAGGCCATGCCCGTTGTTATGGGCTGCGTTGCGATGCGCGCTCGTTGTCGTTGCATTACCGAGCAGGGTACCGATGCCGGCCTCACCGACGATCAGTGCCGGGCATGGCTCGACAATCCGCCCTTCAATCCCTACGCCGAGCAGCCGAAGCCTAAGCCGGAGCGTGCGAAGGGCGGCGACGGGCCGTCCGCTGTAGTTCAGGCGGAAACTCTGCCTCCTGTACCCGGTTGATGTGCGGGCAGGGGAAGGGCGCGCATGCGCCCTGACCGGCCCGCTTCATCGGACTCGCTTTCAGCGGCTTTTTCTGCCAGACCGCGCGGCGGTAAAAGCCGTGACCGTCGTTTTACCGGGTGGCGTGGCTGAGGGGGGACCCGCGGCACTCCGCGCCTTTGTCGCGCGTTCTCCATGCGGCCGGGCGGTAGTGGTGCGGGTTCGCGGGGTGAGAAAGCCACCCGGCGCGTAGGCGGTCCAATCGGCTAGGTGTAGGCGCTGCGGATCCGCCGTTGCTATTTTCCGGCCGGCTCACCCGGCCGGCTTGCCGTGATCTACCATCGCAGGATGTTTCCGCCTTGGTCTTCCGATCTGCGCCGCCTGTACTGGTTTTTGCGCGCCACGCGGCATTTTGGCCGCCCGTCGCCGCGCACCTGGTGGCGGCGGATCGCGGCCGAAAAAAAACGCCTGCTTCTAGCAGGCGTCGATCCGTTCGAGCTGCACGCCGTGTGCGTGCTGTTACGTCGGTCGGAGTATTCCGCCGCGGCCGAACGTGCGCGCAAGCTGCTTCAGCAGCGCGCGCAGTAGGCTGCGAATAAGCGCGAGAATATGTGTTATGTAAACAAATATCCGACATGGCATCTCGGTGCGAAGAATTCGCCTTCCAGCCTTAGAATCCCGCCTGTCCTCCTCGCTCCTTCCTGCCTCCCACCCCTCGCGTCCCTCGCGATCCCATGCAAGCGCCCCTCGAATCCCACGTCACCCTCTTGGTCGTCGACGACGATCTCGTCGCGCAGGCGCGCATGAATGCCTACTTTTCAAGGGAAGGCTACCGCGTGCTGCTGGCCAGCGACGGCGAGTCCTTCTGGCGACAGCTCGCCCAGGGGGAGGTCGACCTCGTGCTGCTCGACATCAACCTGCCCGGTCAGGACGGCTTGTCGTTGGCGCGCGAGCTGCGCGCGCGCGACGCCTCGATCGGCATCATCCTCGTCACTAGCCGCAACGACGACGTCGACAAGATCGTCGGGCTCGAGGTGGGCGCCGACGACTACGTGACCAAGCCCTTCAACCCGCGCGAGCTGCTCGCCCGCGTCAAGAGCCTGCTGC